AAGAACTTGAAAAATTTTGTGAGATTGTGAAAGACATAGTTCCAGATGTTGATACACTTCATACGTATAAAGAACATAATGAAGTTGAAGAAAGAAATTATTGGATTGCAAGAATGGCCAAACAAGCTACCATGGATCTTATGACTATTGGTAGGATCGGGCAAGGCAATTTAGATTCAATTGCAATGATGCCACTTGAAGATCAAGGTGAGACTATCAAAGCTGCTCTTAAATACAATGCGCTTTTAGGTAAAGGTATTCAAGCAATCGAAAAACAGGCACACGAAGAACTTGCAAAACTACCTTCTGGTATGAACTACATCGATGAGATTGTTAACAATCAATTGAAACTTGAAAACAAGGTGACAGGTGAAGATATTTAGTATACCGCTTAATCCAAAATTAAACGAAAAACAAAGTGTAGATTTTATAAATTTTTGCAGTGAATATAAATCCCACATCTATGACATATATTTCACTTGTCGTATAGCACCATTTCTACAAGATGCAATGGGTGATATTTTCATTCAAACAGAAGATAATCTTTCTGCTATTGAAAACGCTTTGTTTATCTCAGAAAAAACTGGAATACCACTCTCAGCCACCTTCAATAATATCGAAGTTAGGCCTACACAAAAAAATCTGGACACTTGGATTAAAAACTTTCGAAAGTTATACGACCGCGGCATACGTTCAATAACTATACCACATACGCATTGGGTGTTAACTGGGCAAATTCAATCTGAATTTCCTGGTGTCTTCATAAAAAATACAATACTTCGAAATGTCAGAGAACCAAATGAAGTGGCAAATTTAGCCAAAGCAGGATTTCACTATGTGAATCTTGATAGAGATTTAATGAGAGATCATAATAGACTGAAAGAAATAAAAAGAGTTAAAGATAAATTCAATATTAAATTATCACTATTAGGTAATGAAGGTTGTCTAGGTGGTTGCCCAGTAATGGATGAACACTTTCAATTTAATAATGGGCGAACAGAGGGACCACAGTATTTCAATGATGCTATCAGTAGAGTTAGTTGCCCAAAATGGGACTACACCGACACAGCAATACCCCTAAAGACTGCAAACTTTCCACCTTGGAGGGAAGATTGGATTGAATTTTTAAAATTGGGTATTGATGTTTTTAAAATGCATGGAAGAGAGAGTGTGGATAGACTATATGAAACTTTTGATATCATCAAAAGATTTGCAAATGATGAAGAAATACTTTTCGATAATTTCAATGAATATTTAGAAGAAACAAAACTTAAAGAAAAACCAATTAATATCTGGCGAAACAAAATTAAAACATGTAAATTTGATTGCTGGGATTGTAACTATTGCGACAAAGTTTGGCTAGCAAAGGGTAATAAAGTTAACGAAAAGATTTCTTTAGTTGCAAAAGCAGTTGTTGACTCAATAAATTTACCTAAAATAAATGACATTGAAGGGCTTACAAGTGATAGAACTAAAAAATTACTTAATGCTTTGGGTAAATTAAGTACAAGTTATTTAGAAATAGGAGTTTTAAACGGAGCAACATTTTGTAGTGTATTGAAGGATAATACACTAAACGCATATGCAGTGGATGATTGGAATCATATCGTACAAGCGGCAAATGGAACAACAAATATACAGTCAAATAAAGAAAAGTTTATTAGTAATGTAAAAAAATTTAAAGGTAACAACAAGATAAAACTTTTTGATTCACATTTTTTGAATGTAGATAAATCAACTATAGATTATATTGACTTTATGTTTTATGATGCTGATCACTCAGAAGAGTTGACTAGAGCCTCTGTAACTTACTTTTCAAATAAGTTCACTAATAATGCAATACTTATTTTCGATGATGCCAACTTTGATGGTGTTGTTTCAGGCGCATTAAAGGGTATTGAAGACTCTGGTCTAAAGGTGTTGTACCAAAAAATCATACTGAATGATATTGAAGATGCGGAGCAATGGTGGAATGGTTTATTAATTGTCGTTATAGGGAGAGATTAAAATGGAATATTTGTTTAAAGGGCTTTGGTACGTAGCATTTTTAGCATTGGTAATGTTATTTGCAGCATGGGCTAAAAGAACTAACATCTTTATGCCTTTATACAGATGGATAGCTTTGAATGTTAAATCCAAACGCGCCGTTGTCGCAATTATCAGTGCTATTTCTGGAATTTTACCAATTGAAGGTAGAGTTACTGTGTCAGCAGGGTTTTTAGATACGATAGCACCTAATGATAACAGAAAAAGAATATATGGTATTATCGATTATTTAAGTACGCATCATTATTATTTCTGGTCACCATTGGAAAAGACTGTGATATTACCAATGGCTGTATTGTCACTTAGTTATTTTGACTTTTTGATTTTAGTTTGGCCACTCATTGCAACATGTCTGATTGTTGGGTTGTTCTATATATTTTTTGTTCTTAAAGAAGAAGATATTGCAATTGATTTGGATAAAAAGCAAACTTGTGAACATCACTCGCATGAACAACCTTGGATTCAATGGAAAGTTTTAGCAGCCGTGGCTGGCGTAATTATTCTAGGTAATTTTATAAAAAGCTTTGACACACAAATGTATGAAATCGTGAAGAATAATGGATCGATTGCGTTTGCTACACTGTTAAGTTTTCTGTTTAGTTTTGCAATGGGTAGTTCAAGTAAGTATGCAGGTTTTGTTTCTATTTTATCTACAATTTTTGGCACACAATACTTGCCGTTATTCTTGGCAGTAGATTATGCAGGTTATATGCTCTCGCCTACACACAAATGTTTCGCTGTTGGTAAAACATATTTTGATACACCCATAATGGAGTTTTATAAAGCAATAGCACTTTTATGTGGCTCACTTATATTGGTATCATTCTTAATGGTACTTCTTTGAAAATTCATAAATAGTAATATCAAAAGAAGATAGGTAATTAAAATGTCGACCACTTATACTTGGAAAGTTACAAACTATAAATTTTTAAATTATAATGGTAAAAAAGTTATAGTACAAGTATACTGGCAAAAAACTGGAGTTGATGAAAACAATGTCCCTGTTACTATTTTAGGTATTACACCTTTCACTAGTTTCAATCCAGACAATTTCATTGAATATGAAGATGTGACAGATGAAATTGTTTTACAATGGATCATAGACAAAAACAAAATCCTGTAAGAATGAAATTTTGGTGAAAAGAAAAGAAAGTAGGGAGAAAGAACATCGCTACAAATCTATATTTTAATAACTTTAATTCAAGCCCAGAACAAAGACTTGTTGAGGACTTGATGATCGAAACCATTAAAATTAATGGTGTTGACTGCTATTATATCCCAAACATAAACGAAGCTGCAAGAGACCTTCTTTATGGTGAAGATCCACTTAAAAAATTTACTGCTGCATATCCACTTGAACTCTATATTACAAATGTAGACGGTTACGAAGGTGAGAGGGAGTTCTTCTCTAAATTCGGGCTTGAAATTCGTAACAACATGTCGGTAATTATATCTAGGAGATCATTTGCTCGTTGGGTTCCACAGACATATCACCGCCCAAGAGAGGGTGATTTAATTTACATACCCTTCTTTGCTCAGACTGGTGAAATGTATGAGATTAAATATGTGAATTTCTCAGAAGCATTCTATGTTTTGGGTAACAAGTATCCATATTTCTATAAACTTGAACTAGAGAAATTCAAATATTCACAAGAAACTATCGACGTTGGTATTCCAATTATTGATGAATTGGTTTATCAGGATGCTTACTCAATAGAATTGACAATAAACAAAGCAACTGGCAATGGAAACTTTATACGTGGCGAATCTATACATAACACATCGAATACAGTGTACGGTACTGTGACAGATTGGAATGCAAATACGGGCATTATAAAAGTAACCGATCTGTATGGAACTTTTGCTAACAGTATGCTTCTGCGTGGAAATACAAGTAATGCTTCCTACACAACGACAGCATCACCAGATGAATTAAAAGATAATGAAATACGAGAAATGTATGATAACAAAGTAATTCAAAACGAGGCTGATATAATCATCAATACCTCTGAAACAAATCCTTTTGGTAGAATATCATGACCGCAAATTACAGTTATCATAGAATAATCCGTAAACTAATTGTAGCGTTCGGTGATATGTTTAATGGTATCAAAATTGGGCGTTATGATGAAAATGGAAATGAGCTTGAAGAGTTTTTGGTACCATTATTATATGGTGGCAAAGAAAAATATGTTTCAAGGCTAGAAGGTGATCCTGAACTAGACAAAAAGGTTCAAATCACACTACCAGTCATGTCGTATGAAATGATAGACATGAGTTATGACGCAGGTAGAAAACTGAGTAACTATTTTCAAAATACAAGTGAAAGTGGAAACAACACAAAGCTTTCACTATACAATCCAGTACCATTTAATTTCAACTTTTCTTTATACGCATACGTTAGAAATTTTGAAGACGGTGCTCAACTGATGGAAAAAATACTTCCATATTTTACTCCAGGGTATACAGTTAATGTTAATTTAATACCTGAGATGAGTATCGTGAGACAAATGCCGATAGTGCTCAATGATGTAAAACATGAAATAGATTATGAAGGCGGCTATGACACGAATGTTAGAAGAATCATATGGACATTAGACTTCACGGTCAAAGGTTACCTTTATGGACCTATTAGAGAATCAAAAATCGTAAGAACCTCAATAACAAATATTTTAGATGACAATTCACTGTATGATAAAAATGTCATTATAAAGATGAATACAGGTGGTTTTGGTAATTACAAACAAAATGAGACAGTTTATCAAGGATATTCATTTGAAACTGCTACTGCTACGGGCACCGTGGTTGACTGGGTTGCAAACACGCGAAGCTTATTGATCAAAAATCCAAACGGGCATTTTATTACAGGTTCTAATGTCATAGGGATTTCGACAAACTCTACATGGACACCAAATACCTTTAATTTATCTACAGCAAATTTGGTCAATATAACTATTACTCCTAACCCTTCGAATGTTATTCTTCCAAATAACTATACATATACAACCGTAATAACTGAATTTCCAAATACATAAATGTCAAACTTTGAAAAAAATATGGCTGAAATTTTTGATGTGGTACCAGTCGAAAAACCAAATTTACCAGTCGCAAAACAAACACCAAGCACAGAAGGTTTAGAAATAGACCTAGATGCCGACTATCTAGAGTCTAGACAAACATACAAAGAGCTTATTGAAAAGGGCAATCAAGCTATTGACCACCTCCTTGCAATCGCATCAGAGACAGAACACCCAAGAGCATTTGAAGTTGTGGCCACACTCATTAAAAACACCACTGAGGCAAACGAAAAGCTTCTAACTATGCAGAAAATGATGCGAGAAATGAAAGGTATGAAATCTAATGATCAAAATAAAGTTTCTGTAGATAAAGCTATATTCATCGGATCGACTGCTGAACTGTCAAAACTTATAAAAGGTAAGAAATCTCTTGATGAATAAAGATTCTTATAGAGATAATCCTCTACTAAAACGTGCAGGAGTACAGCACAATTATACAGAAGAAGAGATTAAAGAATATATTACGTGTTCGAAAGATCCCGTTTATTTTGCGGAAAAATATATCAAAATCGTGAACGTTGATAAAGGTTTGATACCTTTTGAAATGTGGCCTTTTCAAAGAGATATGATTCGATTGTTTCACGAAAACAGATTCGTAATTACAAAATGCCCTCGACAGGTCGGTAAAACAACCACATCAGTTGGTTATCTATTATGGCTTACACTTTTTACAGACTCGCAAAACATTGCCGTTCTTGCAAACAAAGGTTCTTTAGCTAGAGACATTCTATCCAAGTATCAACTTGCGTATGAGAATTTACCTATGTGGTTGCAACAAGGTGTTGTGACCTGGAACAAAGGTAACGTCGAACTGGAAAATGGCTCAAAAATTATTGCTGCTTCAACCTCATCTTCTGCCATTCGAGGTGGAGCTTTCAACGTGGTTTTCTTGGACGAATTCGCGTTCGTTCCAGCCAATATTGCAAACGAATTCTTCAACTCTGTTTACCCTGTTATTTCATCTGGTAAATCCACAAAAATCATTATAGTTTCTACACCAAACGGTATGAACCTGTTCTACAAGCTTTGGATGGATGCTATAGGCAAGAAAAACGGATACAAACCTTTCCAAATTCATTGGTCCATGGTGCCAGGTAGAGATGAAAAATGGAGAGAAGAAACAATCAAGAACACATCCGAAGAACAATTTAGACAAGAGTTTGAATGTGAATTCTTAGGTTCAACAAATACACTAATCTCTGGCTCCAAACTTGCACAACTTGTGTACAGTGAGCCAGTTATTCGGCATGAATTGCTACATATCTATGACCCTCCGGTCAAAGGTGATGATGAAAAAACAAAAGATCATATATATGCTATATGCGTAGATCCTTCAGAGGGTAATAATCTAGACGATTCTGCATTTTCTGTTTTCGATATTTCAACGGTACCATATAAGCAAGTAGCAAAATACAACAGTTCTTCTATTTCACCTCTTCTTTTCCCCACGGTAATCTATAATACAGCAAAACTATATAATGATGCATATGTTTTAGTGGAGATTAACAATACTCCTCAAATAGCAGACACGTTACATCGTGATTTTGAATATGAAAATGTTGTAAAAGTTGAAACAGGAAATAAAAAAGCACAATCGATTGGCACTGGTTTTGGTAGAGGAGTGCAACTTGGTGTGAAAATGTCTGCGCAGGTGAAGAGAATTGGTTGTTCAAATTTAAAAACCCTGATTGAATCCAATAAATTAATCATACAAG